CCCTCCCCCCGCCCTCCCCCTGGGAGGGGGCGAAGAGAGAAAAGGCCGAAGGTATCCGGTTTCGCAGGGAAACAGGAGCCGCAGCCCCGGAAGGAAAGCCATGAAGAACGAACACGACACCGTAACAGCCGAACTGCCCGTGAGCGGAACACCCGAAACATCCAGGCCCGAGGGTCTGACGCTGGTGCAGATGTATCAGATCAACGTAAAGCCGCAGGTACGAACCGAAACCGGCTGGAGTGATGCCGAGCTGGACGAGCTAGGCGAATCGATCATGCGTGAAGGCCTGTTGCAATTGCCGCTGCTGCGCCGTGATCCTGAGTCCAATACGCTGATCCCGGTGGCAGGTCATCGCCGGATCGAAGCGATGAAGCGCAAGGGATTCAGCGAGTTCTATGCCATTGTTGGTGACGCCGACGAGGCCAAAGCTTTCAGGATGCAGCTGGCCGAGAACATCCAGCGCGAGCAACTGAGCACCCGCGAGGTTGCCAACGCAGTGCGCAAGCTGGCCGACGAAGGCAACACGCCCACGCAAATCGGTGAGATCGTGAAGAAATCGAAGGCATGGGTGTCCAAGCACCTCAGCCTGACACACCCCGAGTTCGGCAAGTACGCACGAAGCCTGTTCGAGCGCGGCACTGTTGAAGACCTTGAAATACTCGGCAGCCTGAGCCAGGCCGAGAAGGCCGCGAACGAAAAAGGCTACGTGGGCGAGCAATGGACATGCGCGCAATACCCCGGCAACCCGTGGACGCGCAAGGATGCTGCCGCAGTTGCAAAACGCGCGAAGTCTATGAAGCACGCAGACGAGCAACAGACCGACAACGACGACGGTCAAGGCGAAGCCGATCCGTGGGGCACCAATGAAACTGCTGAAAGCGCCGAAGAGGACGCGTACAAGATGAAATGCATGAACGCGGCAGAGCGCATCCAAGAGGCAATGGTGACAGCGATTTCAAGCATAAAAGACGGCCAGAAAATGACCGCAGACTATGCACTTGCATACATCATTGACTTCGCTTGTGGAGACGAAGCGAACAAGCTGAACGGCACCCGAGAAGCACTGATGGGGATGTTGAAGCAATGAGAGAAGGAATCGCAACCACGCTACAAATCGTGCTGCTCGTCGCATCAGTACTAACAATCATCGCGGGTCAAAGACAATTCAACGACGGCGAAAAAATGATTGGCATATGTTTAGCCGCGATGGGAACCAGCGTTCTAGCCACCATGCTTTTTCGGTAAAGGCCCTTAGGGGCCTTTTTTGTTTCTCAGCGAAATCCTAGCGGCCCTTGAGGTAATGCTGAAAAAACGCCACCAGGCAGACGAGCAACATGGCCCAAAGCAAAGCAATGAACCAGCGAGGTAGGCCAAGGGGCGTATACCGAACATGAGGAAAAGAGCCAGTCTGCCGACGTGGCACATACACCGGCTCGGGGGACTTTGCCTCAGAAGGTCGAGAAGACGGAGGCTCGCTTGCATCAGAACGAGAATCATGGCGAGGCTGCGCCCTCTCCTGCTTGCGCTCCTCCCTATACCAATCCCTGTCATGTATTCCCATGCGCAGGAATATATCAGCGCCCTCTCATTGAAGCCAAGGCAGCGCCATCGACGGCTGGATGAGGCTCAGCAGGCCCACCGCCGTAGTGCTCCATAGGAGAAGACATGTCGCGCACCGGGTTGCGAGGCTTGGGGCCTTCAATGCCGATGTAGCTGGGCTGGACCTCAGCAACGTGCCGAGAGGCGGCCTCAGGCCGATGCGGGGCAGCCTGAGGGCTCAAGTCGTGCTTGATGAGCCCGCCCATGTTGCGTGAGTTCCAGGCCACCACAGCAGGGGCAATGTCCACACGGCCACCCTTGTCATCAAGGCAGTAGCCGCCGCTTGGTGAGTCGATACAGCCGACGATTTTTGGAAGCGCATCGGGGGCAGGCTGCGTAGCTGCTGAAGCAGCGGACGGCGGCGCCATGTGGGCCGGAGATGCAGCTATAGCTAGACCTGCGTCATCCTTCTTGCCAAATTTCCCGAGGAACATCGGGAAGGCAATCATGACGCCGACGAGCAGGACCAACGCGCCAATAAGACCTATACGGCCTGAGGTGGGCGGGGCAACGTGCGCAATAGACGAGTGAAACAGCGCGTAATGCTTCTTGCGCCTGATCCACGCCTTCTTATTGGCCAATGCGGTGCGCTCGGTGTTTGAGCAGTGGTCCCAGGTGTAGACCATGCACATGGCCGTGCCCATGACCGAGCGCACATGTGCATGGAGTCCGACCTTGCCACGAATGAAAGTATCAATGCCCTGCACGTCCTGCGTGATGAGCAGGAAATCCACACCGTAGTGCCGATGGATCGACAGCACCTCAATCCAGTACGGGGGCTTGCGGCCGAGCGTGCCGCGTGGGGCGACGAACTGGCATTCATCGACCACGATGAGGTCACCGGGCTTGCACCACAGCCACCAATTCTGAACCATGGCCGGAATGTCTTCGCGGGGCGGGTCTGATGCAAGTCGCTGGTGCACCGGCTGATCGGTGTCAACGCGCTTGCCGTCGATGACCTCGGAAACCATCTCATTCCAGTACGCGACCTCACTTGGAAGCACCCTATCCCGGGTCAGGATGTGCGGAAGCCGCTCATGCTCAATCTTCAGGCCACGCACGCCAGCATTGACGATGCGACGTTGAACGATGGTGCCCAGGTCGAGGCCGAGGTTGATGCACGTTTCGTTGTCCAAGGGGATCTTGCGGCCAATCTCCTTTGCGATGACCTCGGCCACGGCATACGTGGTCTTACCCGCCCCAGGCGTGCCGGTGATGAGTTGAATGGTCATGACTTGCCGAGGGTCCAAAAGCCCTTGGTGGACTGCCAAGTGACGACGAAGGTGATCGCACCGAGCCAGATGCCGATGGCCTCCCAGAGACCAAACAGACCGCCGAGCTGAAGGGCGACGAGCGGTAGGCCATTGAGGTCGCTTATCACCTGCGCCTTAAGCTGAGCGACGGCAGCAGTCAGGCCAGCAAGCACGATGAGAGACAGCCCCATGGAGGCAAGCCACCGGGCCATGAGCGGGCCAACCAGCCCAACGAGGAAGGCAGCAAGGTTCATGTGCGCACGGTGGTGACGATCATCAACAGAGCCCCGAGCGTGGTCAGGGCGAGGATGGCCAACCTGATTTGCGGAGCGACGTCGCAGGCAGGCTGATAGCTGAACGAGAGGGTCCAGCCGCGTAGCTGGCCGGTCCAAGGGGCGGGACAAGCGGCAGGCAATCCGAGACTGTCAGCCTGATAGGCAATCGTCTTGGTTTCCCACGCGGGCTGATCGGTGGGCACGTCACCGAGCTTCACGCACGCAAGGGAATTTGGATTCTCGGCACACAGCGGATCAGGCGTGTCCGAAGTGGTGGTCTCGGTGGAGCCGTCGGGGTTCTGGATCACCTCAGTGGTGGTGATGGTGACCGTGTTGCCCGAGTAGTTGTAGTTGTAGTTGTTGGTAACCGTGGTGACCTGAGTGGTGCCATTGGCGGCAGTGGTGGTCTTGGTCTTAGTTTCGCCGGGAACAGAGGCAGGGCCCGACACGGAATGAGAGCCAGTGTCATTGATGGAGCCGCCGGCCTTAAGAACCTCATCAAGCGCACGACGAAGGGTGTCGGCGGTGATCGGGGCATTGTTGAGCCTGTCAGCAAAAGTGGCCTCAGGCAAAGGCGAGAAGGTGCCAGAAGGACAAAGGCCACCAGTAGGCTTAACAGACTTCGAGCCATTGGAGTCAAAGCACCAAACCTCACCAAGGGACGCGCGAGAAAGGATGTAAAGCTGAGTTTCAGAGCGACTGAAACCGTTTTGCATGTAGGTGAACGGGACTCGACATTCAGCACCGCTTGTGCCTTGCATAGTGAGGGTCTGGGCACCAACAGTGGTAGGAGTGATACCGATCTTGGCAAGGTCAGTTGAGATCTGAGCCTTAGCCGCAGCACAAGCAGTCTGAGGGCTGTAAAAGCGACCGTTGTTGTTGGTCCAATTCCACGCGTAATCAGAAGAGCCAAGAGAATCGCCGGTTATCTCGCCAGTCTGACCCTGATCGTTGACAGTGACGTCAGCAAGCTGATACCAGTCATACAGCGCCTTGCCAGCAGTGAGCCAAGGTAAAGCACGAGAGCCAAGAGCAATGGCTCCGACAGCAATGCTGCCCTTAGGAAAAATAGCGGAAGGAGACAACCGAGGATTACCGCGACCAACGGGCGCAGGGACGTTGCCTGTGCGAGTACAAGAACTTGACGAACACGTAGTGACATGGGAATTGTTTGGAGAACTCATGTCAGGCAAGACAGACCAAACACCATCGTTTCCTTGAGAAACAGGCGCGGGGGACCAGCCGCCACCGTCTCGCCAAGTAGCTGCAAAGGCAGGAGATGCGATGAAGAGGCAGAGAGCAACGAGAAGACGTGTCATCGCCCAATAACCCACAAGATAAGCAGCAGCGTGCATGCGTACTGAAAATGAATGACGGTTTCGGTGTCCATGGTCAAGAGGCGTAGATGAGCTTCAGGACAAAGGACTTCAGTGCCCACAACGTGACGATGGCGGTCATGCCAAGGTAAAAAAGCGCGGTGGAGTCGGCGTAGAAATCGACAGGCGCATAACCGTCCAAAAGCTTCTGAAACTCAGCGGGCTCAAGAACAACCCAACGCCTGTCACACGCGTAAGGCGGGCCCATAACGTGGAAGGTGCCAGGACTGGACAGCCAGTAATCGGCAGCCTCACCGAATTGAGCGCAATAGACGTATGGGCCGAGATCAGGAGTTGCCATGGTGTTTACCTTTTCTGCTGCGGGCAGATGCACGCAAGAGAAAAGGCCCGCGTGAGCGGGCCAGGGATCACAGGAAGACGCCGAAACGACGCAGCACCTTCGCGATGATGAAGACCGCAGCACCAGCAGCAGCCAGCAGGCCGATCAGCGTGGTGCCATCGGTCTGGGACGCGGTGATGGCAGTGGGCACGGCCTCGGGCAGAGCGGCGAAGGCTTGCTGGGCCAGGAGGATGGGAGCGGCGATGACGCCGAAGAGGAAACGCTTGTTCATGTGAACTCCAATGGTGCGGGGTTGAAAGCCCTGACAGGTGCACCAGCCAGCCAGGGAGATGACTAGAGAGACGCCCAATGGGCGAAAGAAAGCCACGTGTGAATGAACACAGCGATAGCAACGAAGATCAGGAACGCGAGACGCATGGGTCACTGACCGTGAACGGCATCGCACTGAGGACAGACAACCACCTCAGGCGCGTAACCAAACTCAGCATCAGCGTCATGCTGAGAGTCCCACTCAGAGAACGCGTCATCGTCAGCGTGCTCCCACTGATCAGCGGGAGACCACGTTTCGCAAGAGGGGCAGTAGTAGCAAGATGAGTCAGCAACGTGGGCCATGGGACCTCAGAACAAAGAGTGACGGCGAGCCATCGAGAGAGCGAAGACGGCCCCGAAGCAGAAGCCAGCAGAGAGGCCGAGGGCCAGGAATGCACCGATCATTTGTTTCTCCGAGAATCAGCGCGAAGGCACGTTGTCGAGATCAACGACGACGTAAGGGCCCTCGCAGTAGTCTTCGACGAGCTGCTGCACCTGATCGACGTCATCGGAGATGCCGTAAACCAAAGCAGTTGCGAGAGATGGGGTCCAAGCCACCGAACCAGACACCGGAGACCAGTGCAAAAACTGGTGATCAATGGCGGACTGGATCAGTAGCCGGGCCATGTCACGCCGCCTTTGCCGGGCTGGTGGTGGGCTTGAGGCCGGTCACGATGAGCGTTTGCTTGTTGCCACTGGTGACCACTTCCACATCGGCGATGGCCTCGAACGGGAAGGAAAGGTGAGCGTACTTTTCGTATTCATCGCTCAGGCCGATGGTGTAATCAGCGATGCCCTGCCCCTTGGCTTTGCCGCGACGGTCGTCCATGTCGACCAGGCAAAAAATCTTTGTGCTGTCGAAGGGGGTGCCGTTGTCCATATGGCCTTTGCTGGCCTTCATGCCGACGACAGTGATTTTGGTTTGCATCTTCATGGTGGGTTTCCTTCAAGCCCCGGAAAGCGACGGCGCAGGCGCTGGGGCAATGGACGCTGCGACTTGATCGAATGCCCGCAAGATGCTTTCGCGTGAGAAACCGCGAAGCCTTCGAGCTGGCCTGTGTTGTGTTGCTTCGATGACCTGGGCGACGATGTCGCCCCCCTGATTCCAAACAGCAGAGAGAACGGGGCCGGCCGTGTTGTTCAGCCAACGGACGACACGCTCAACAGCCGCGAGGGCCGTTTTGTCGCCGACCTCGGCATGTGTCGGAATGCGAGCTGGAGAGACGCCCAGGTCAAGGGAAGCGAGGTAATCGGAGAGATACGGATACGCGCCCGCGAAGAAATCAGCAGGACGGCGGAGGATGTCGGTTTCAAGAACGCGGTGGTTGTTGCGGAACTCGACCTCAAGACGGACCCATGGATCAGCGACCTCATGGCCGAACAATTCGTCGCCCTTTTCGTAAGCGCGCATGAGCTTTCCGGTCCCGCGTGAGCCGACCTCAAACGTGCGGGAATGGCCGGACGACCAAGACCCATGCTCGCGCTGACCAGGACGCTTGCCGCGAACATCAAAGGCGCCTTCATGCCAGGCACGTTGAACGTCCACCACATCCAGGCCCTGCCAGACATCGAGAGCAAGGTCCGCACGTGTGATCCAGCCGCCGAGTTGGTCAACCCAATCGGCGATTGCGCGGAGCTGGTCCGGGCCGAAGTGCAGACAGGCCGAGCCGAACAGGTTGAAGTGAACCGTGTTGTGCTGGTTGACCGACTTGCCGCCGGCCAGGACGTAACCGACCACCGCGCCTTCAAAGATGACGGGCGAGCGAGCAGCGTAAAAATCCATGCCGGAGTCTTCGGCATGGTGGCCGCTCAGGAACTGAAACAGAGGCGAGCCGTCAGAGTGACGAGCCACACGAGAAAGAGCAGCGTTTCCGAGGCAGGCCAAGGACCGGGGGGTGACGTAGAACTCACACGCATCGGTGAACACCGCGTGATTGCGGAGCTGCTCAGGGAGCAAGCCGCTGTAATGGATCGCCTCATGGACCGACGCTTGATGATGCGCGACCCAGGACCAGAGGTCATCGACGCTGCGACCGCAGGCCCCGACCTGCTCGGTCCGCTCGACATAGGTCACCAGCTTGTCAACGGGGATCGTGAAGCGGAGCCAGTCAACGCGAACGCGGTCCGGGTTGCTTTGCTCGACCTGCTCCAAGGTCCACTTGACCTTAGAGCCATCCATGATGGGGCGTGCAAGCTTCACCGAGTGCCCTCCACCACTGTTGTCCCCGTGTTACCGAGGGGGACAGCGCCTGCGGCCCCGCCCGTTGCGCCTTCGGCTTCCCGTGCGGGGCCTTCGGCGCGGCAAAAGCCCGGCAGCGAGTCCACGGCGCTGGGGGTCTTCGCGGGTCGGTTTTTGGGCGTTTGCTTCACAGCGGGCTTCCTATGGGCTACAGTGCGGCGTTAACGGTTTGTCGTAACGTTCCGATAAGCCGTAATGTATTGACGTTACGCCTTTCAGTATCTAAGGGATTACCCTATGCCTATCACGTTGTTTGAGTTGATCGACAAAGCGGCCGAAGCAATGGGCAGCCAACGCGCGCTAGCCGCAGCGATGAATAAGAAGCCGCCGCGCCTTTCCGAATGGAAATCCGGCGAGGCAAAACCAGACGCGCACGAGATTGCGTTTCTCGCGCGAAAAGCCGGCCTGCCCGTTTTGGAAACCGTTGCCGAAATCGAGGCGCAGCTAGATTCCCGTTATTCGGAAATCTGGCGCGAAGCCCTGGGAAAACTGAAGGCGGCAGGAATTGCCGCGAGCGTGGCCGTCATCACGACGATTAACCCAGGTCCTGCGGATGCGGCGCCCCGCCCTGCCGCCAATTATTCAGCTAACAGTCTGTATATTATGTCAACCATCCGCCGCATGTACAGATGGCTGATGGCGAGCCGGCTCAACCCGGCCACGGCGTGACCGATAGCCGTGTGATGCTGCAAAAAACACCAACACACAGGGAGCTGCCAGCACTGCGCGAGATGCTGGCGAACTTGGGAAACCCATCGACCAAGGCGCTAGCTAGAGCGCTAGGTGTCTCAGAACGGACAGCGAGAAGCTACCGCACGTCAGGCCATGCGCCACGGCCAGTGCTGATCGCGCTGTTCTGGGTCACGAGCTGGGGCCAGGCACGAGTGCATGTCGACGCACACAACGACGCGCGCATGGCCTACCAGACCGCCCAGGTGCTCAAGCATGAATGCGAAAAGCTGCGGTTCATGGTCAACGAGCTGGCAAAGCGCAGACGCGACGAATGCGCAAACGACCCGGTGACGATGGAAGGCGTTTCCCTTCGGGACCGGGCTCTATTGCTGCGCAACGAAGCCACCCGGGTGTCTTCGCCCATGCGGGTGACGATCCCTAACGCAACGCGACGCGACGACCTGAGGCGCTAACCCGCCCGAACGCTCAAGCCACGCCAGAACCTGCAAGCAGAACCTGGCATGTCTTGCGCTGTTGTTCGGGCTAGGCATCTCGAAACCTGGCCGAGCGTCTGCCGAAGACCCGGACACACCCCCAGCTAACCCCTGTCACGGGTGAAGGGGATTAGCTGGGGGTGTCTTTCGTCCGGGTCTAGCGGCAACGCTGGCCCGGTTTCTTACGTACGTA